TTACGATATTAAGGACAACCTCTATGGGCGTAAGGGATCAATGCACAAAGGATTTGATCACGATAAGTTTGCTGCTGATTGCGACGCTAACGATATGGATCAGTTAGTGAGTTACAACTCGGATCAACTGGTTAAAGATCGTTTTACTAACTGGAATGCTGCCGAGTTTGATCTCACTTATACGATGCGTTCGGTTGGTGAATATATGCGGGATCAAAAACAACGTAAAGAACTCTTGCTTTTTAATTATGGAATTGAAGGACTGGTTAAACTCGATCAATCAAACGAAGAAACACCTGATTGACGAAGATCCATCTCTAGAAAAAGAATATGCTCCTTATATTATCAATCGTTGTTTATCAGGTCATATTGATTGCATTATGTTTGCGAATGAAATGAATCGCTTTCATTTCCTTCCAAAAAAGATGCAATATGACTTTTTTATAAATAGTCTGAGGAAAAAGAAGAGATTTTCTCCCTGGCTCCGACAAGATAAAATCAAAGATCTTGATTATGTTAAACGTTACTATGGTTATAGTAATGAGAAGGCAAAACAAGCTTTGAGGATTCTTACTAAAGAACAACTAACATTTATTAAATCGAAATTTGAAACTGGAGGATCAAAATGAGTGTCGTTCAAGAACCTGAAGTGAAGTGGACGCCCGACCAAATGGTGGAAGTGATTCTTAACGAACCTGATGACTTTCTAAAGGTACGTGAGACTTTGACCCGAATCGGAGTTGCTTCAAGAAAAGAAAAGAAAATCTATCAGTCTTGCCATATTCTACACAAGCAAGGTAGATATTATCTCGTTCACTTTAAGGAACTGTTTGCTCTGGATGGCAAACACGCAAACCTGACTGTGAATGATGTTCAGCGTCGTAATCGTATCGCCCAACTTCTTGCTGATTGGGGTCTGATCACGATTGTTGATGTTAAAAAAATCCAAGATATTGCTCCCTTGAATCAAATCAAAGTCCTTGCTTATAAGGATAAGGGAGATTGGATTCTCGAAACTAAGTACAATATTGGTGCTAAAAAGAAAAAGGTAGAGGATGCCGAATAAATAAACGTGAGACCTTTCGTGCGGTCTCTACGAAAGTCGGAACACCCTAAAGAGAGGTTCGGTTTTTACCGTTCCTCTCTTTTTCGTTTTATGATTAAATAATATTGGATGCCGAAAGGGTCCACACAACACAAACTCGCTTTTAAAGGAGCTACTATAATGACTAACCTCATGCGCTATACTGCGTCGGATCTTCCTGCACTGATGGATAGAATCACACGCAACAGTATTGGGATGGATGAATACTTTGATCGTCTTTTTAATCTTCATGAAACAACTTCCAACTATCCACCTTATAACCTTGTTCAGGTAAGTAACGTAGAATCACGTTTAGAACTTGCACTTGCTGGATTTAAAAAGGAGGAAGTTAATGTATACACAGAGTATGGAAAACTTTTTGTCGAAGGACAAAAGGAGGATAGGGAATCTGATGCCAACTACGTCCATAAGGGATTGGCTCAACGATCTTTCAAACGGGCGTGGACTCTCTCCGACGATACAGAAGTACGAGAAGTTACCTTTGATAACGGATTATTGACCATTAGACTTGGTAAAATTGTCCCCGAGCATCATGCACGTAAGGATTATCTCTAAATAAAAATAAAAATGAAATCTTTCCACCAGTTTCTTAACGAAATAAAAACGATTTCGTATCCAGCGGCAAAACCACATAAAGTTTACCATAAAGGAAAGGTGACAAATGTAGGTGCTGGAAGAGCAGTTCCAATTAATCCAGGAAGTGGTGCTGGTGATGGTGGTGGAAATGGTAATGGTGACTAAATACAATTGAATATCGTCGGCGCTGTGCCACGGGAGGCAACTGGCAAAATCCAGTTGACGCCTCCCTTTTTTCTTGCTATAATGAAAATACAATAATGAACCGAAATGGCAATTAAATTAATTTTACTTAAATCGGGAGAAACAATTATTTCCGATGCCAAAGAATTGGTTACTCCAGAAGCAGAAACTGTAATTGGTTATATCTTTAACAAACCACATAAAGTAAATGCTAATAGACCTGTTGTATTTTTGGCAGAGGGTGAAGATCCAAATGCCAAAGAAAGGAGTGTAGAAGTTACTTTGTCTCCTTGGATTCTTCTGACAAAATCTGAGGACATTCCTGTACCAACTGACTGGGTTGTTACTGTTGTTGATCCACTTGATTCTGTAGTAAATATGTATCAGGAGAAACTCAATGCAAATTAAATGTATTTTAATCAATGTTGATAATGTATTGATTACTCAAATTGAAGAGGTTCCATCTGAACTTGGGGAACCAGATTGTAAACTGATAAAACCTTATAGGTTTCTTGGTGAAGGAAAAATGCAACCTTGGTTAGGTGATACTCAGATTACTGATCAGGATGAGTTTATGATTCATTCCGATAAAATTTTAACTATTTTTGATCCAACAGAAGAAATCATTGAAAAGTACAAAGAACTAATTACAGAATGAGATTTTATACCAACGTCCAAATGGTCGGAGATCATTTTCTCGTTCGTGGATATGATAATGGAGAACATTTCATGGTCCGCGAGAAGTTTTCTCCGACTCTTTTTGTCCCTGCTAAAAAACAAACTAAGTATCAAACTTTAAGTGGTGAATATGTAGAACCTATCGAACCAGGTTCTGTTCGTGAGTGTAGAGACTTTATTAAAAAGTATGATGGTGTAGAAGGATTTAAAATTTACGGTAACGATAGGTATATCTATCAATACATTTCTGATAAGTATCCCGATGAACAGATTATCTTCGATATTGATAAAGTTAAACTAGCAACTCTTGACATTGAGGTTGCATCAGAGAACGGATTCCCTGATGTGGAATCTGCTGCAGAAGAAATTCTGCTGATTACGATTCAGGACTATACAACAAAACAAATTTACACCTGGGGTCTTGGGAAGTTTCAGAACAATCAAGCAAATGTAAAGTATCGTGCTTTCTCAACCGAATATGATCTTCTCAATGATTTTATTCATTGGTGGATGGATAATACACCAGAAGTTGTAACTGGATGGAACAGTAAACTGTACGATATTCCTTACATTGTTCGCCGCTTGGATCGTGTTCTGGGTGAAAAACTAATGAAGCGTATGTCTCCTTGGGGTCTTGTGACCGAAGATGAAACATATATTTCTGGACGTAAGTATTTGTCTTATGATATTGGAGGTATCTCACAGTTAGACTATCTTGATCTTTATAAGAAATTTACTTATACCAACCAAGAATCTTATCGCCTGGATCACATTGCAAATGTGGAACTGGGGCAAAAGAAACTCGATCACTCTGAGTTTGATACTTTTAAGGATTTCTATACCAAAGGTTGGCAGAAGTTTGTAGAATACAACATTAAGGACGTGGAACTTGTTGACCGTTTGGAAGACAAGATGAAACTCATCGAACTTGCTCTTACGATGGCATATGACGCCAAAGTAAACTATGAGGATGTATTCTTTCAGGTTCGAATGTGGGATACCATCATATACAATTATCTTAAGAAAAGGAATATTGTTATTCCACCTAAAGAAAAGAGTGAAAAAGACTCTAAGTATGCTGGTGCTTATGTAAAAGAACCTATTCCTGGAAAGTATGACTGGGTTGTGTCTTTTGACCTCAACTCGCTATACCCTCACCTCATTATGCAATACAACATCTCGCCAGAAACTCTTCTGGATGAGAGACATCCAAATGTGACTGTTGATAAGATTCTTAATCAGGAAATCACTTTTGAGTTGTATAAAGATAAGGCGGTGTGTGCTAATGGGGCGATGTTCCGTAAGGATGTGCGTGGGTTTCTTCCTGAACTAATGGAGAAGATCTATAAGGATCGCACCATCTATAAAAAGAAAATGCTTGCTGCAAAACAAGAGTATGAAAAGAAAAAGACGAAAGAGTTGGAAAAGGAAATTGCAAGATGTAACAACATCCAAATGGCGAGGAAGATTCAACTTAACTCTGCTTATGGTGCTATCGGCAATCAGTATTTCCGTTATTACAAACTAGCAAACGCTGAGGCAATCACCTTGTCAGGTCAGGTTTCTATCCGTTGGATTGAGAACAAGATGAATGCCTATCTGAATAAAATTCTCAAAACTGACGGAGTAGATTATGTTATTGCTTCAGATACTGACTCTATCTATCTTAATATGGGTCCTCTGGTTGAAAGTGTATACAAGGGAAGAGAGAAAACTACTCAAAGCATCGTTTCGTTCCTTGACAAGGTGTGTCAAGTGGAACTTGAAAACCATATTGAGGGTTGCTACCAAGAACTGGCGACCTATGTAAATGCTTATGACCAGAAAATGCAGATGAAGCGTGAAAACATTGCTGAGCGTGGAATCTGGTTAGCAAAGAAAAGATACATTCTTAATGTGTGGGATAGTGAGGGTGTTCGTTATGAAGAACCTAAACTTAAAATGATGGGTATTGAGGCAGTTAAGTCTTCTACTCCTGCTCCTTGTCGTAAGATGATTAAAGATGGTCTTAAGTTAATGATGAGTGGAACTGAGGATGAAGTAATTGAGTTTATCGATCAGTGTCGAGAATCATTTAAAAAAATGCCTCCCGAAGAAGTTGCTTTTCCAAGAACAGCATCTGATGTTCGTAAGTATTATTCTTCTTCCAGCATTTATGCTCCTAAAACACCGATTCATATCCGTGGAGCACTTCTTTTTAATCATTATGTAAAGGAAAAAAAACTTACTAATAAGTATTCTTTAATTAATAATGGTGAAAAAGTAAAATTTATTTTTCTCAAAAAACCAAATATTATTCAAGAAAATGTTATTTCGTTCATCCAAGATTTTCCCAAAGAACTTGGTCTTGACAAATACATTGACTATGAATTACAATTTGAAAAGAGTTTTGTAGATCCACTCAAATCTATTCTTGATGCGATTGGATGGAAAATGGAAAAAACTGTAAACCTTGAATCATTTTTTGCCTAATGGATTTGCCTATTAATGATAACGAACTGGATACAATTGTGAAGGCACTTGGTTTTGGTGGAGATGCTGCATTGTATCATAAACTAAAACTCGTTAAAGAACTTAAAGAACAAGGTTTACCTTATAAAAAAATACTTCGTGAACAATACGGGATGGTATGCTGATGATTAAACTGAACTATTACGTTAAAGAGTTTCCAAACGCAACACTCTTTAAGTTCTTTAAAACTGAAGAAGCAGTAGAGATGTTTAAATCTCAACATCCAGATTATGTTTTTATTGGAGATGAGTGATGGATTTTCTTAAAGAAATTGTAAAAGAAGTTGGTGGTGAGTACACCAAACTTGCTTCTGATATTGATGAGACTGAGACTTATGTTGACACGGGTTCGTACATTTTTAATGCACTGGTTTCAGGTAGCATATTTGGTGGCGTATCTGGGAATAAGATTACTGCTATTGCTGGAGAGTCTTCTACTGGAAAAACTTTCTTCTCTCTCGCTGTGGTTAAGAATTTTCTTGATAATAACCCCGATGGTTATTGTCTCTACTTTGATACTGAAGCTGCCATTACAAAGTCACTCTTGGAATCGCGTGGCATCGACACATCTCGTCTTGTCGTGGTTAATGTTGTCACCATAGAAGAGTTTCGTAGTAAGGCACTCAAGGCAGTTGATATTTACTTAAAAAAACCTGTAGATGAACGCAAACCTTGTATGTTCGTGCTAGACTCTTTGGGTATGCTCTCTACTGAGAAAGAGATCACTGATGCACTGAACGATAAGCAGGTTCGTGATATGACTAAATCACAACTTGTCAAAGGTGCTTTCCGTATGCTCACTCTTAAGTTGGGACAGGCAAACATTCCAATGATTGTAACTAATCACACTTACGATGTTATCGGTGCTTATGTTCCTACTAAGGAGATGGGAGGTGGCAGTGGTCTTAAGTATGCCGCTTCTACTATCATATATCTCAGTAAGAAAAAAGAGAAGGATGGAACAGAAGTTGTCGGAAACATTATCAAAGCTAAGACTGCTAAGTCGCGTCTGAGTAAGGAAAACCAAGAGGTTGAGGTTCGTTTGTATTATGATGAACGTGGTCTTGATCGTTACTATGGTCTTCTGGAATTGGGTGAAGAGGTTGGAATGTGGAAGAACGTTGCAGGACGTTATGAGATTGATGGGAAGAAAATTTACGGGAAGGAAATCCTGAAAAACCCAGACCAATATTTTACAGAAGAAGTAATGCAGCAACTTGATGCTGCCGCGAAACAACAATTCTCTTATGGAACGAATTGAGACAACTATTCTCAGAAACCTAATATTTAATGAAGACTACTCACGCAAAGTTATTCCTTTCATACAACCAGATTATTTTGAGCAGAGGTCAGAAAAAACAATTTTTGAGGAGATTGTCCAATTTATTGTTAAGTATGGTTCAGCAATCACAATCGAAGCACTCAACATTGAGATAGAAAACCGAACCGATCTTAATGAAACTGAGGTCAAAGAAATCAGAGAGATTAATTCTTCTCTCAATGACTCCCCAGTAGATTCCCAGTGGTTACTTGATACTACTGAAAAGTGGTGTCGTGATCGTGCTATTTACCTAGCACTTATGGAATCTATTCATATTGCCGATGGTAATAATGAAAAAAAGAATCGTGATGCGATTCCAAGTATTCTCTCTGATGCTCTTGCTGTAAGTTTTGATAACAATATCGGTCACGATTATCTACAAAATTATGAAGAGCGTTATGAGTTTTACCACAGACGAGAAGATAAGATCGAATTCGACCTTGAGTACTTTAACAAAATCACAAAAGGTGGTCTACCTAATAAGACTCTCAATATCGCTCTGGCTGGTACAGGTGTCGGAAAAAGTCTTTTTATGTGCCACGTGGCTTCTTCCGTCTTATTGCAAGGCAGGAACGTTTTGTACATCACTCTCGAAATGGCGGAGGAACGAATTGCTGAACGAATTGATGCCAACTTACTCAATGTCCCAATTCAGCAATTGGTTGACCTCCCTCGTCAAATGTTTGAGAACAAGGTTACAGGTCTATCCAAGAAAACTCAGGGAACTCTTATAATTAAGGAGTATCCGACTGCATCAGCACATAGTGGACACTTTAAGTCACTTCTTAATGAACTTGCACTTAAGAAGTCATTTAGACCTGATATTATTTTCATTGATTACCTTAATATATGTGCTTCCAGCAGGTATAAGTCAAACCTTTCTGTCAATTCATATTCGTACATCAAAGCAATTGCTGAGGAACTTAGGGGCCTCGCCGTTGAGTTTAATGTCCCGATTGTCTCCGCTACTCAGACCACTCGTTCAGGTTATGGTAATAGCGATGTTGAACTTACTGATACTAGTGAGTCCTTTGGTTTGCCTGCTACTGCTGATCTTATGTTTGCCCTTATTAGCACTGAAGAGTTGGAAGGGCTTGGGCAAATTATGGTGAAGCAACTGAAAAATCGATATAATGATCCTACTATCTACAAACGTTTTATTGTGGGTATTGACCGTGCTAAGATGAGACTGTACGATTGCGAACAGTCGGCACAAAAAGATATACTTGACTCTGGAAATGAAGATGAGTATGAAGAGGAACGCAAACCTAAAAAGTCTTTTGAGGGATTTAAATTTTGAAGATAGCATCTCTTCATATTGGACACGATGCATCGCTATCATTTTTTGATGGTCAAAATTTAGCGTTTTTTCTACAAGAAAGATATTCTAAAATTAAGCACGATAGTAATTATTTTTATTGTTTGGAGAAGTTTTTAGATATTGATTGTTATGTTGATATTTTTATAGTATCATCTTTTGATAATAGTATCACTAGAGTTTTAGAAAATGATGGTATCTTTAAAACTTTTTTGGCAACATATAAACAAAAATATGGTCATTCTTTAAATATAATCTTTGATTATTCTCACCATCTTTTTCATTCTTCATTAGCGTTTTATAATAGTGGATTTGATCAATCGATTATTATTGTTGTTGATGGATCTGGAAAAAACGAAGGGTCTATAAGAGAATGTGAGTCTGTTTATGTTGCAAAGTATCCAGATGTTTTTTCTCCTATTTTTAAAAATTATTTAATAACATCTGATAGTTATGAAGACGATTTAAATCGCCTTAGAACTGAAAACCCACAATGTGAATACACTGCAAAAAGTAAATTGGGTGTTGCTGCACTTTATGGGAGTTGTGCTTGTCATTTTGGTGAAGATGAATTATCAGCAGGAAAGATTATGGGATTGCAATCTTATGGTAGAGAAACATTTACAACTTATATAAAAGAAAAGTTTTTTGTTAATGATTCTG